AATCAAACTATCTTTTTCAAAGAACGCTTGAAAGCTGTCAAAGAAGGCGGTGCTGAGTTTGATGTTAATCCAGAATACTTGGAAGTTTCGTTTGGTAATGAGTGCAACTTCCGTTGTGGATATTGTCATCCAAAAGCCAGCAGTAGATATCATCAAGAGATCAAGCAACACGGTCCTTATACAAACGTAAAGAATCACAGATGCGATATTGACTGGTTTGAAATATTTGAAGAACAAAGCAATCCGTATTTAGATGCATTTTGGAAATGGTGGCCAGAGCTTAGTAAGGACTTGCATATTTTGCGTATTACAGGCGGTGAGCCTACAATACAACAAAGCACATACAAGTTGTTTGATATGCTGGATGCAGATCCTAAACCAGAGTTAGAACTAAACTGCAACAGCAACTTAGGTGGCAAGCCAAAGCAGTTGGAAAAGTTTACAAACCGTGTGAATGACTTGTTGACAAACAACAAGATTAGACGTTTTAAAATGTTTACAAGTATTGACACTTGGGGCAAACGTGCAGAGTATATTCGTGATGGGTTAGACATTGAAGTGTTTGAACGCAACTTAGATTACTTTATGCGCAACTGTGAAGCACCAATGGTTATTATGATTACATTTAATATTTTCAGTGTCACTACATTCCGCACATTGCTTGAAAAGATTCTTGAATGGCGTAAAAAATACAATGATGTAGAAACGCACAGATGGCAACGACTAGGGTTTGATACTCCGCATCTCAAAGAACCTCTACAGTATGATATCAATATCCTGCCTAAAAACTACATGAGTTATATGCACGACCATTTGCAGTTTATCAAAGAGAACACAGATGATAATCGCAAGGATGCATTTAGCACTATCGAGTATGAAAAGTTTCGTCGTGTAGTTGATTACATGGAATCTACAGAATATCCACTAGATAAAGTTATTCAAGGACGTAGAGACTTCCACAACTTCTTTGAAGAACAAGGGCGTAGACGTAATGTCGATCACGAACAAGTGTTTCCAGAGATGTCAGACTTTTTTGAACTTTGTAAGAAATACGTCTAGTGCTTGTTTAGTTTCAGGCCACATATTTTCTTCTAGTTTTTTCATATAAAAATCAACGTCAACTTTCCAAAATGTTTGAAATGTTCCTTTGTACTCTAACTCTATAGGATCTTTTAAATATCCTTGGTTGTGCATAATCTTTGACCATATGCGATGTACTTTACTTTGACTTCCAGTTTCTAATGTATTTGTACTAATATATTGAGGATTTTCTAATCCAACATAGTGCATACACACAGGCGTAAGCATTTGACTAGTCCAATGATTCATAGGAGAGTGTCGATAGTTGTGTACAGCATGGGCACGTTCCCCGTCAACTATATCATTTAATACACATGTTCTAGCACTTATTCTATGTGCATTTTTTCCTAGTATGCCTAACTGTTGCAAACTATGGCTCACACTAGTGCCTACAATATTATCTCCATAGTATAATAAAAATAAGTTTGCATTTTCGTGTTTGTTAATATAATCTATTAACACAGTTTTATTATGATTGTTATAAAACCCTTTAGCAGCAGCACCTTTATAAAAATCTGTTAGATCTTGTGTACCATTATACATTTCTAGTTTATACAAATGTTTGCGTCCTTATAATCTTTTTTAGATTATTATCTACTTCTATTTTATCTACTGCCCGAAGTCTAAATCTTGGAATATATCGATGTTGTTCTACAAAATTTGCCATATCTTTTATATTGCCTGTATAATATAATATACACTGATTTTTAATTTGTTGGCATAATGCAAGTTCTGCACCAGCTGCAACGGCCGCTTTTTCTATTTGTTCAGGGTATACTCTGATAGTATTTTGTTTAAACATATTGTGTTTGCGTCCGTTAATTGTAAATCTATTTCTGTCACCGTTAACACAGTCACCACTAATCCATATGTTAGATTGACTACTCCATTTGCAAGCAATCTGCCCGTTTATAATATCAACTTCTGCACCCGGAGTAATACTATCTATAGTATATGTATTTTCTTCTTCGCTGTACAACACCATAGGAGGTACTTCAGTACTACCGTATACATTGTATACTTTTCCTGGATTATGCTCACGTAGCTCGTCCAGCATACCTGTTGGTGTAAAATCACTTCCTGTAATAACAGTTTCTAAACTACTATAATCTAGTGTCTTCCATCTATCGTGTTTGTGTAATACTTTCCAAACATTGGGTAATAATAATGTATGTGTCGGACGTATTTCGTGTACACGATTTACATAGTCAATGCCTTTGAATGTTTCGATGTATAGTTCGCAATCTAGTTTTAATGCAAGGTATACACTTAGCACACTAAACGCAATACCGCGAGGAGAATAGTAACTGAGTATTTTACTATTTTTATCTAACCCTAGTGTTTTAATATTTGCATCTACAACTTGTTCTATGGTTTCTTTGGTATGTCCAATGTCCTGCGGAAATCCAGTTGTACCGCTAGTACTTAGATTAAGAAACTGATCACCTCTATAGCCATAGCTATATCCATTTTGCCAATACCAGTTGTGTAATAGTTTAAGAACGTTCTGTTCCCAGTCTGGGTTGTTACTGTAACAATTCACAGGATTACTTAGTGTGTAATCGCTTATCCATTGTTCGGATATTTGTTCACCGTCTATAAAAATTTTCATTTATTTCTCGTTGATACAAGCAGGAAAGTTTTTTTCAGTACCGTCGGTGATTTTTTTAGCAATCTTGTAAGGTGTAAATCCAAACATAAAAGGAAAAAATGCGTGTAATATGCCCATTATAAAAATACCAAGTCCCAAAAAACTATAACATATTGCTATAAAACAATGTGTAAAATAGTTAGTATTTGCTTTTTTTAAATGTTTCCAATCAAATAACATACTTTACTCTCCTTTGAAGACTTTTTAATATGTTATCATTATAGCATATTTTTTAGTGTAAGTCAACCCATGTTGTTCCGGTATATCCTTGGAACTTGTTATTACTAGTGTTAAACAATATCATACCTGCTTCTGCTGTCATACTATCTCTGTCAGCAAATGTAGTACCTCTAGCTTTAAATACTGGAACTTCTAATACGCCCTTGTTGTTGAACTCTAGTCTATTTTCTGTATTTGTAACATGTGTATTAGACGCTGAACTTAGTTGTATACCAAAACTTGACGGCATAGTATTTCCAGTTGCAGCCGGTGTCCCGTCAACTTTAAATCCAAAAAGCCCACCACGTTTGTATTCAGTACCGTTGTATCCCCAGCTTTCGATACTTAATAGTTCGTCATTGTTTAATAATGATGTTTTAGAATTGCCTTCGCCTCTGTGTGCAAGAGAGTCAATCGAGTCAGTTTGTATACTTAAACTATCAGCAATAATATTTACTTCGTCATTTTCATTACCAATGTTTACCTTATCATTTACACCACTAATAAGTGTTCCATTGCTTGAACCTGATACAATATTAATAAATCCATCTTCGCCTTGTGTGTCATATGCAACTGCTCCAACAAGTCTTCCCATAAAATCAGCTTTGTAAGTTGGCGAGCTTTCCAGGGACAATCTCATTACCGGTGTGCCATCGTAATGATTTAAGTTGGCTCTTACTTCTGTGTCAGCTCTAGTTGCTCCAATATTAACTATAGGACCTCTTGCAACTGCATCATCTTCAGGATAAACAGGATGAGCAAGTCCACCGTAAAACTCCCATTGATCGTATCCACCAGTATTGTTGTGTCCAGTTAGTCGTGTAGCAATATCATCGCCTGGCTGTATAGCAAGTAACTCTCCAGTAAGATTTCCTGTAACATTGCCTGTTACGTCTCCAGTTACTCCGCCTATTACTTCACCAGTATGTGTACCTGTAGTATCACCGAAAAAATCTCCGTAGCTAGTACCATTAAAGTCACCGTTAAATGTACCGTATATTACACTATCAGCAGTTATACTTCCTGTAAGCTCACCGTAAAACGATCCAGTAATACTGTCGGCATTAATAGATCTTGCTCCAGTATTAACAATAGCTTCGCCATTGCTATCTACAATGTTTCCGACAACATCAGCAATAACCAATCCAGTATCACCATCAAATGCTAACCCCTCGTTGTCGTCGTATACACTACCAGTAACACTACCAGTTAGATTGCCTGTGGAAGATAAAATAGTATTACCTTCTGTATCTTCAATGGTTCCAATCAAAGAACCATACAAGTTTCCAGTTTCAACATCAACTAATATAATACCGTCAATATCAACAACACTGGCTTTAATCTGTCCCTGCCAGCTATCAACAATAACTGTTTCGTCTGCTGTAATAATATCTAGTCGGTATGCTTCACCTGGTATAAAATCGGTCATTTTTGTTGGTTCCTCTTCTCTAGTATTTATCACATTCTGTTCTTGACTTGTTGATTAAAATATGTTATAACTAGTTATATGTATGATATAATCTTTATTGGCGAAAAAAACAAACAGTGGAACTCTGTAAAACAAAGATTTCCTCTTTTAAAAAATGCAGATACTCTTGAAGATGCAAAGCGTATTTGTATTACAAAAATGTTCTGGGTAGTGTGGCCTGACATTGTAATAAACAATGATTTTAACTTTGATTACGAACCAGATGCATGGAGCACTGATTATGTTCATGTATTTAAAAATAATGAGTTTTATGATGGTGTTTCGCTAATACCTAAAAATGCAACAATATCAGACAGAGAGTTGCAGCATAGATTTTTTGTTAACAAAAAAGAAGTAGATATACAAGCAAGTGTGCCTGCTCCGTATGATATATTCAACATTGATACATATAAAGAATACTTAAACGCATTAGAAACTAGCACAACTGATATGTTTTGGATGAGTACTGCTAATATTAGTATTGATACAGAGTTTGTTGACACGTTCTACATATCACATCACGAACAGATTGATAGAAAACAAAACCATGCATTTATACATCAAGTAGACGGCGAAGATTTGTACAATGGTTTATTTTTATGCAGCAAACACGTTCCGTTAAGTAAACGAGAAGTAGAATATAGATTTCCTGTAAATCGAAAAGAACACGATATAGTTACAAGTGTTGCTGGTAAGTACAATATATTTAATGTTGTTGATACATATGAAGAATATATAAACGCATTAGAAACTAGTACAACTGAAATGTTTTATATTATTCCCCCAACGGTAACAGTTTGTAAAGATTTTATGTTTGATGATTATTTTGAACATTCTAATAGTTTTGATAGACGTATTAATCATGTATTTCTAAATGGCAAGTTTCATGATGGTATTATACTTTGCAGTAAATATGCTAAAATCAGTAAACGTGAATGGCACTTTAAATTTATTGCTAACAAAAAAGAAGTAGATATACAAGCAAGTACACCTAACCCTTACGATATTGTTTTTATTAGTTATCAAGAACCAAATGCAGATGAAAACTTTGAAAATCTAAAAACTAGATTTTCAGATAGAGTAATACATAGAGTACATGGTGTCAAAGGAATACATCAGGCACATATCGAAGCAGCAAAGGTATGCAATACACCTATGCTTTATATAGTTGATGGCGATGCTGTAGTTGTTGACGATTTTAACTTTGATTGGCAAGTTCCAGCTTGGCAATATAATCATGTGCATGTATGGCGTAGTAAAAATCCAGTAAACGGATTAGTTTATGGGTATGGCGGTATTAAGTTATTTCCAAGACACGAAACACTTAACATGGATATTAGTAAGCCTGATATGACCACAAGTATTAGTGATAAGTTTGTAGCTATGCCAAGTGTTTCAAATATTACAGCATTTAACACTGATGCGTTTAATGCGTGGAAAAGTGCATTTAGAGAATGTGCAAAACTATCGAGTAAGATTATTGATAGACAAAAAAGTCAAGAAACTAATGAACGTTTGAGGACTTGGTGTATGCATATGATACCCGATACTCCGTTTGGAAAGGATGCACTGCAAGGAGCCAAAGCAGGCACAGCTTACGGCACTCGCAACAAAGGTGATAGCCAAGCATTAAAAGCTATCAATGATTTTGATTGGTTAAAGGAAAAGTTTGATGGAAATATATAAACTTTTAGACAGATTTGAAATACTAAATCCGCAAGATGAATATTTTGAAAACTTACGCCGTGTATACATTGATAATGATATAAGTGCTATATTAGAGTTTACATCAGATGAAGATTTGCGTAGTGCTATTTTAACAAAAAACATTCATAGTATTTTTCGTTGTATAGATAACAAACGTATAATTGGTGAAGCTGAAGACTTACGCAAGGCAGTCTTAGAAAAAAACTTACATAGTTTATTTAGATTACTGCCAGGAAACGATGATTTAAGAAAAGCAGTCGTCGACGACAACATGCATAGTATTTTTAGATTAGTAGGCAACGAAGATTTAAGAAAAGCTACGATGGATGACAATATATGGAGTATACTTAGACTCTTAAAAGATAGAGATAGTACACATTTTGTTGATGCATTTAAAAACTTTGAGACTAATAATGTTCAAATAGACGAAGATTGTTTTAGTAGAGGACAGCTACAAAGTAAACTTTGGCTAGTAGATGAGCTTAAAAAATGTAATGTTGAACTAGGTAAAGTATTTTTATGTGCAGGGTGGTATGCTACTCTTGCTACTATGTTATTTGAAAGTGATATAAAAATAGATTTTATTCGGAGTTTTGATGTAGATCCAGATGTTTGGAAAATAGCCGAAATATTTAACAAACCTTGGGTTACTGATAACTGGAAATTTAAAGCCAGCACTGAAGACATACACGAAATAAGATTTGACGAACATATATACGATGTAAACAAAACAGACGGTACAACTCAGAGATTGTGGACAGTACCAGATACTGTTATTAACACAAGTTGCGAACATATAAATAACTTTGATAGTTGGTATGACAGCATAACATACGGAAGTTTAGTAATAATGCAAAGTAATAACTATTTTGAAATCAACGAACATGTTAACTGTCATGAAACACTTGAAAGTTTTACAAAACAAGTATATCTCGGCGAAGAGCTGTACAGTGGCGAACTAGAACTAGAAAAATACAAAAGGTTTATGCGAATTGGATATAAGTGATTTAAGTGTACGTGAGCTACAAAAAGAAAGTGCAAGAGCTCTAAGTACAATACAAGCAACTAACAATAATATTTGGCAGTTTAATAAGAAAGCACATCACAACAGTCAAAACTGGTACAAGGCTGTTATTGAATGGTATGTTGAACAGTATGGCGACCTACCCAGTAAGGTTGGTCCTGGTAAAGATGTAAAGTTGATAATGGATGTATAAGTACGAAAATATAAAAACAATACATTTAGAAAACACACAAAACTGTCAAGCCAGTTGCCCTATGTGTGATAGAAATCAAAACGGCGGAGCATTAAATCCGCATATTGATTTGAGCGAACTTACACTAGATGATTGTAAACGCATCTTTGAACCAGAGTTTATTGCACAACTGAACACTATGTATATGTGCGGTAACTTGGGCGATCCTATTGTAGCACGAGATACACTAGAAATATTCAAGTACTTCCGTGAACACAATGATAAAATGTGGCTCAGTATGAATACAAATGCAGGAGCAAAAAGTGTTGAATGGTGGAGTGAGTTGGCTAATGTTATTGGCCGGATGGGTGCTGTTATTTTTAGTGTTGATGGTTTAAGGGATACTAATCACCTGTATCGTCAAGGCGTTGTATGGGATAATGTAGAACGCAACATGCGAGCGTTTATTGCAGCAGGTGGCAGAGCACGTTGGGACTTTTTAATTTTTGAACACAATCAACACCAAGTTGAAGAAGCTGAAGCACTTGCAAATACATGGGGATGCGAAAGATTTGTTAAGAAGAAAACTGGCAGATTTGTAACAGCACAAAGTGAAAAGAAAGAATCACATCAAGCAGTAAATCGCAAAGGTGAACAAACTGCCAAACTTAAAAAACCTGATGCCAAGTATTTAAACAAGGCACTCGAAACATACGACAAAGTAAAAGAAAAACACGGAAGTATGGATACTTATTATGATCGTGCTGCTATACATTGTAAAGTAAAAGACGAAGGCAACTTGTTTATTACAGCAGAAGGACTTGCTATGCCGTGTTGTTGGACTGCTGGACGTATGTACAAATGGTGGCACAAAGATCCTAAGCAAGAACAAGTATGGGATTTTGTTGATGCAGCTGGAGGCAAAGATGCTATTAGTGCTAAAAAACATGGATTACGTGCAGTATTTGAAACAGGCATTTTTGATAATATACAAAATAGTTGGGATAAGAAAAGTATAGCTGATGGAAAACTAAAAGTATGCAGCATGAAATGTGGCAAAGAGTTTGACCCATTTGCAGAGCAGTTTAAATGACGCCGTATTGGAAAAATAAAACATTTTGTTATGCACCGTTTAACCAAATATATTTTGGAAGAGATGGTATTGTAAAACCGTGTTGCGCATCTACTAGTAGTTTTGGCAACTA